ATACACACGGGCGCGGGTGACATTGACATAGACTATGTGACCATTACAGGCGTGAGGGCGTATCAGCTATGACATGGTATGCAGGTGATAACTCCACGAACAACGGCTCCTTCGGGTGGTTGTTTGAGGCTGCCAGTGGTGTAAATGTCGTTGTGCCTGTCACGGGTGTAACGGCCACAGGCGAAGTTGGCTCCGTCGTTGCGTTTATCCCTGATGTCGTCGTCCCCGTCACGGGCGTGACAGCCACGGGCGAGGTTGGCAGCGTTGCCGTCATAATCCCCGATGTTGATGTCCCTGTCACGGGCGTCTTCGCCACGGGGCAGGTCGGGCAACTTATTTTCCCGGATGTGAGTGTCTCTGTCGCGGGCGTCTCAGCCACGGGGCAGGTCGGTGCGGTGTTCGCGTTTAGTGACGCCTCTGCTCTCGTCACGGGCGTCGAGGCCACGGGTGAGGTTGGCGCTCCAGCCGCTGTCGCGTCTGCGCTTGTTGATGTCGTAGGCTCTGCGGCCACAGGCGAAGTTGGGCAAGCTGCGGCGACCGGGGGAGCGATTGTTTCCGTTTCTGGCCTGTCTGCCACAGGGCAGGTCGGCAGCGTTGTTATCCCGAATGTCGGCGTTTCGGTTACGGGCGTCTCGGCCACGGGGCAAGTCGGCAGCGGCACTGCCGTCATCCCGGTTGACGTTGCAGTCACAGGCGTTGAGGCCACAGGCGCAGTCGGCACCGTCGTGGCTACGGGTGGCGCGGTCATCCCGCTCACGGGCCTGACGGCTTCTGGCGACGTTGGCGCGGTCGCCATCACAGGTGACGCCAACCTCACGCTGACGGGCGTTGAGGGAACAGGTCAGGTCGGAACGGCTCAAGGTCTTCCGTCCATCGAAGTCCCGGTCACGGGCGTCTCCGCTTCAGGCGCTGTCGGCTCCGTCATCGCCACTGGCTCTGCGGTCGTTATTGCTTTTGGCGTCAGTGCTACTGGGCGCGCTGGGCGGGCTATTGTTTGGGGCTTCCAGCAGCCCGCGACTGCGACGTGGACGCCGGACGCTTTTGACGGTAGCGTTTGGGGCTTCCAGCAGCCCGCGACTGCGGCGTGGACGCCGGACGCTTCTGATGATAATGTCTGGACTGAGCAGAGCGTCAATTCATCTCCTTGGATCAAGGTCGCGTGAGGTAAAGCATGGGTACGACAACCACAACATTTGCGCTGAACAAGCCGACAGTCGGCGGCGACGACAACGCTTGGGGCGGCGATTGGAACAGCAACGCCGACAAGCTGGACGACCTGCTTGACGGCACGACGGGCATTACGCCCAACCTGATTTCGGGCTGGGAGGTTGGCGGGGTGGCTGTTACCTCGACTGCTGCCGAATTGAACGTGCTGGATGGCGTGACAGCATCCACGGCAGAACTGAACATCCTTGACGGCGTAACGGCCAGCACGGCGGAACTGAACATCCTCGACGGCGTAACGGCCAGCACGGCGGAACTGAACATCCTCGACGGCGTCACCTCGACGGCGGCAGAACTAAACATCCTCGACGGCGTGACGGCGACGACGGCAGAACTGAACTTCGTCGACGGCGTTACCTCGAACATCCAGACCCAACTCGACGCAAAGGCAGACCTTGATTCTCCTGCGCTCACCGGGACACCGACCGCGCCGACAGCAACCGCCGGGACCAACACCACCCAGCTTGCGACGACGGCTTTTGTGAACGCAGAGATCGCAAACGACATCGGCACGGCCACGGCTGGCTTGGCCGCTGGTGCGGTTGGCAGCTACGCGTTCCTTGTTTTAGCCTTGGACACAGACACTGACTATGCCGCTGGAAACACTTTTGCAGGGTCAAACCTTCGTTATGCTGGTGCCAGCGCAACTACCTCGGGCTCATCCGCGATTGTACCTTCAAGTGGAACCCCGTCTGGAACGTGGAGAAACATGGGTTACTTGCAGAATGCCAGTAGCTCCGGGGGCCCGGGGTCGCAAAGACAAGGTTCTACCGTCTTCTTGAGGATTTCCTGACATGAACTACCGCAACGCACAGCGCCTCGCGAACGGCTGGATCGACTGCGAGATTGAGCATGAGACCTTTGGGTGGATACCGTTTACCTGTAACCCCAACGACACCGGGGCGCAGTTTGACGTGACTGCACTTTACGCTCAGATGGACGCAGACCCTGCAACAGCAGCCTACGTCCCGCCGACGCAAGAAGAACTTGACGCAGCCGCTGCAAATGCCGTCCGCGCAGAGCGTGACGCCAAGCTGGCATATGAGATCGACCCTATCGTCTCAAACCCGCTCCGCTGGGCCGACCTGACCGCAGAAAAGCAGGCCGAATGGGCAGCTTACCGCCGCGCACTTCTTGACATCACAGCGCAGGCTGGCTTCCCGCATAGCGTGGTCTGGCCCGCGAAGCCGGAGTAAGTAATGCCCCTAGTCCCGCTCCAGATCCCGCCTGGCGTTTACCGCAACGGCACAGACATGCAGGCCGCAGGGCGCTGGCGTGATGCCAGCCTTGTGCGCTGGACTGATGGCACTATGCGCCCCGTGGCGGGCTGGGAGGCGCGGTTTGACATTAACGACGCCGTGCCGCGCGGGATGCACGTTTGGCGTGATCTGAGCAACAACCGCTACATCGCGGTCGGGATGTGGGACAAACTCTACGCCATTTCGCAGGCCGGGACTGTCACCGACATCACACCATCGGGCCTGACCACTGGCAACGCGGTCGCCACGCAGAACCTCGGCTACGGCGGCGGGCTTTACGGTGTCGGCGCATACGGCACGCCTCGCTCAGACAGCGGCAGCTTCGCAGAGGCCACGACGTGGACGCTGGACAACTGGGGCGAGGAATTGGTGGCCTGCTCCAACGCGGACGGAGACCTTTACGCGTGGGATCTGGACGTTGCGAATGACGCTGTGACGATCCCGAACGCACCGACCGACAACCTCGGCCTGATCGTCACCGAGGAGCGTTTTCTGTTCGCCTTGGGCGCGGGAGGTAATCCTCGCAAGGTGCAGTGGTCCGACCGCGAAGATCGCGAACTTTGGACGCCTGCCGCCACCAATGAGGCGGGCGATCTGGAGTTGCAAACCAGCGGCCAGATCATGCAGGGCGTCCGCACGCGCGGGCAAACGCTAATCCTGACCGACATTGACGCGCATACGGCAACATACCAAGGTCCGCCCTTCGTTTACGGCTTTGAGCGCGTTGGCTCGGCCTGCGGCACCATCTCGCGCAAGGCGGCGGCTGTTGTCGATGCGGGCGTGTTCTGGATGGGGCTTGGCTCGTTCTTTGTCTATGCCGGCGGCGCGGTGCAGGAAGTGCCATGCGAGGTGGTGGATTACGTTTTCACCGACATCAGCAGCACGCGGCGCTCGCACATCTGGGCTGTCTCCAACGCGCAACATTCGGAAGTCTGGTGGTTCTATCCGTCCAGCGGGTCGACCGAATGCGACCGCTATGTGTCGTATAATTACCTTGAGCGGCATTGGTCGATCGGCACGCTCTCCCGCACGGCTGGCGTGGATCGAGGCGTGTTTGCCACGCCGATCTGGCTTGACGCAACCGGGCAGGCTTACAACCAAGAAACCGGCACGGCCTATGGCGGTGACAGCATTTTCGCGGAAAGCGGGCCGATCAGCATTGGCGTTGGCGACAATGTGGCGGTTTGCACGATGCTTATTCCTGATGAAAAAACCCAAGGGCAAGTCACATCTACGTTCAAGACGCGGTTTCACCCCAACGATACCGAGCGCAGCTATGGCCCCTACAGCATGGCCAACCCAACAGACGTGCGGTTTACCGGGCGGCAAATCAGGATGCGGATCAACGGCACGGCAGCCGATTGGCGCGTCGGCATCCCGCGCCTTGACATGAAGCCGGGAGGCCTGCGGTGAGAGTTCCGCCCGTCATCGGTGAGAAGTGGCAGATCTGGGCCGAGGATTTGCGGCGCTATCTTGGCCGCGTGCAGTCGCAGCTTACCGCCAAGGAGGCGACATCATCCGCGAACGAGGATGGCGTCATTCTGTGGGACAGGGCAAACGGCTATCCTGTTGTTTCCAAGGGTGGAGTGTTTCGGCAGATCGTGCTGGCGGATGGATATGCCATCTTCTTGCAGGACGTTGACATTACAGCCGCCGCCGCCGACACGGCCTACAAGATTGCCTTGGACAACATTTCCGCTCAGGGCATCACCTTGACAGGCTCGCCGCTGACAGAGATCACCTTCGTTGAGGGTGGCTTGTATCAACTGGCATTCACGGCGCAGATCGCCTCATCGTCTGCCAGCCAAGTGGATTTTCGCTTCTGGCCGCGCATTAACACCAGTGACGTGACGGGCAGCACCATCGTTGCCAGCCTGCACAACAACGGCGCAACCACGGTTGTTAGCCGGACGGCAATCTTCAGCATCAACGCCGGCGATGTGCTGAATGTCATGTGGGCGACCGATAGCACCAACGGCAGATTGAAGGCGCACACGGCGACGGCCTACGCTCCAGCCTCGCCGTCTGTGACGCTTGCCATTGCGCGGGTGCAGGCATGAACATCATAGAGGCCAACCGTCCGCACATCGAGGCCGCGCTGGAGTACAGCGGCGGCACGCACGTTTATGAGGATGTCGAAAGGGCGATCTTGGAGGGCCGGATGCAAATCTGGCCTTATGGCAATAGCTGTGCCGTGACAGAGATCATCCAGTATGATAGAAAGAAGGTATTGCACGTTTTCCTTGCTGGCGGCGACCTTGAAGAAATCGCCAACGGGATCGACAGCGTAGCGGAGTGGGGCGGGACGCAGGGATGCACTGGCCTTACCATGTCAGGCCGTAAGGGCTGGGAGCGGGTGCTAGGCAAGCACGGTTTCACCCCGGTCATGATCGTGATGGAGAGGAAAATCTAATGGGTGGCGGCGGTAGAAACACCACAGAAGTAACGGTGCCGGCATGGCTTGAACAGGCCGCGCAACGGAAT